AGATTAACTGGCTAGAAAGTAATGGAAGACCCGAACTTTATAATCAGTTAATCTCGTACATTGACCAACAAATTAGTTTTGTGATTAACGGCGAAACTACCGTTGGCCAGGAGACGGGAAGTGTTGGGTCGTTTGCGCGGGATCAGATTGCCGACTCTGTTCGTATGCGTAAAGCAAAGGCTTTTTCTGAAGAGCTTGACGAAACAATTAACTCCACTTTGGTCCGATGGATAGTAGAGCTTAACTATCCCGGTAAAAACCCTCCTAGATTAGTCCGTAACTTTGAAGATCTTAAGCAGCGCGAAGATCCTGTTCGTATGGTTCAGGTTCTTTCACAGCTTGGGGCCATAGGCTATCAAGTAGAAGATATAGACTGGCTTAGAGACAAGCTTAACATTCCTTCTCTAACTAAGCAAGAAATGCCTGATGGTGGGATGATGGGCGGGATGATGCCACCTGTAGAAGAAGAAGGAGATGCTGAAGAAGCTCCGATGGCTGAAGACATGGAGTTTGGAGCTGATCTTATGAAGCTATTTGACTTTGAAGAACCTTCTGAAAAACAGAAGATATCTCAAGAAATATCTGCTAATTTCAAAGGTAACCTTGACGACGTTGGATTCCAACGAATTGTTTCTGATTCTACCGGAAACGAAATGTCCATCTCTAAGCTTAGCATAGATGAGTTTACTTCTCCTGGAGAGATCATTTTTGTTGTAGAAAGATTCTTTGAAGAAATTAGAGGCCTTCGCAAAATACCAATTGAAACATTTGAAGTAAAAGCAAGACTAGAAACAGATTTACAAAGATTTAAAGGCTTAGTCCATCAAGATGGCCTCTCAGAGCAAGACTCTGAAAGCCTTATTGCTCTGTATCACGCAGTTTTTAGACTAAATAGATATATTGTCCACCGCGAGACAGTTACCATCGATACAGAGGCCAAAGGATATTGGAGATGGTTTGATCCTTATTTCCAATAGCGCATGTAGTTTAAAATACTATTAGAAATATTGCATTATACATAACGTACTATGTTAGCATATAAGCCTATCACACAAGCACAGTACTGGATCCAGGCCTCCCCTTTCCAGCACTATTTTACAACTTTTTCTGGTATCAGAGACACCTCAGGAACTACTCAGTATGCTGACGGTGTAAGAGGTCGTATCTTCCAGCTCAAGGGTCCTCGCACCCTTGCAGAAGTTACTGTCTCTGTTCCTTTTGACCCTGAAAAGCACGCCGACATTGTTGACTTTTGGAAAACCTATGACTGCTCTTACATCACTCTTACAGTTACTCCTGTGAGTTGTGGCGAAGATCCTAGTCCTGTAGGAAACAGAACCATCACTATCCCAGACGCTCAGATCACCTCGTTAAATTTTGGCCAGGCCGATAGAGCCTCTACAAACGTATCTACACTAGAGCTCACGTTTGTAATGGATACATTCACATATAACTAATCTATTATAGGAGAGTTGAGGTATGTCAACCTCCAACTTATTTTTTAAGGGCTGTGCTTCTTCGGAGCTAACAGAAGAGCAGAAGGCAGCTGTAGAAGCGGTAAGTGCTGAGGGTGACCTGGTTGATAGGTCCTGCGCGCGCGAGACTAATAGCTGCGGGATTAGCCTAGAAGAGCTTATAGACACTTATGAGTTTTATGAGTTTCAAAAAGGCATTTATAGATCTTGGGGCGATGTGTACTTTCCTTGGGAAATAAAAGAAAGTACTACCAACTTAAATTTTTCTGAAACAATTGATAAGTGGAGCATCTCTAGATATAGAGGAGTTGTAGCGTATTCTATCGGGGACAGAGTTTTATATATAGAAGACGACGGATATATTATATCTTTATACGAAGCAAACGAAGATATCCTTGCCTTATCTCCTCCGCTAGATAGAACAAAGTGGACAAAAATCTGTAGTATAGAAGTCTCAGAACCAGTTCAATTGCCTACAGTTGAGGAGCTAGTTGAGAGATACGACCCTTACTTTTTAAAGCTATACTTAAAAGAGTGGGGAGAGGCGAGTGCTGGCTGGAAAAAAGATCTCTTTGATCCTTCTGATGACAGCTGGAATAATTATAAAGAAAAAAGAGAATACTACTATGTCCCTGGCGAGTTTGTTCTGATAGAATCAGAATGTAGTGACGCTTTTTGTCTCTGGATAAATATTAAAAAAATACCAACAGGTGATTATTATACAAATGCTCACGCTAAGTTTCCTTATTTTGACCCGGTAAAAGATGAAAACGGAGTAGAACATTTATACTGGGATAAGCTATATTGTGTAAACTCTGGTAAAAATAAATGTTTAGGGCCCCAACGCCAACGAGATCTTCCTAATTATCAGCTTGTACAAATAGGATCAGAAGGACACTACGTAGAGCAGCCCATACCATTTTATGATTTGAAAGGAAACAAATTGTGCAATAGCTACGAAACATTAAATGATGCCGCGACGTTAAGACCTAGAACTGTGTTAACAGATGACGAAATTGATAACCTCTAAGTTTAAAGTAGACTATGGCAAACGTACTTGGTGCCGGGGCAAGCGGCGGATTTAACAGAGGAACTCTACCTTCACCTTCTCAGCGAGTTAACTCTTCTCCAAGTGGCGGTGTAGGAGCAATGCCCTCTCCTAGGCAACAAGTTGTTGCTTCTCTGAATGTGGCTTCTAATCCTAATGTATTTAGGAATACTAATCCCAGAGGAGAGACAGTAAATTCAAAAGGCTTCTATACAAGAAGAGGACTAGATAAGTATCTTGACACAAAGGCCAATATCTCCGGCGTATATAGCAAACCTGACACTAACGTATTTGGTGCCGGGACAAGCGGCGAATCTAACGGAGGAACTCTACCTTCACCTTTTCAGAGAGTTAACTCTTCTCCAAGTGGTGGTGGCTGTGGGTCTGGTGTAGGAACGTTGCCCTCTCCTAAGCAACAAGTTGTTGCTTCTCAAAATGTGGCTTCTAATCCTAACGTATTTAGGAGTACTGATCCCAGAGGAGAGACAGTAAATTCAAAAGACTTCTATACAAGAAGAGAACTAGATAAGTATCTTGACGCAAAGGCTGATATCTCCAGCGTATATAGCAAACTTGAAACTTACGCAAAAACAGAAGTTGATGATAAAATTAGTGGGTTAAATATATCCACTTATGCTTTATCTACGTACGTCGACTCTGAAGTAAGCTCGAGTTTTTCGAGTGTTACTTCGTATGTTGCAACTAACTACTACCTTAAAACGCAGCTTTACACAAAAACAGAAATAGATAGCCTAGTAGATTCTGCATCATTGGGGGATTCTTATCTTTCAAAAGGTCCTGCTTCTATAAGTGACATAACAATAACCCCAATAAATGGGGCTCTACCTGTTAGTTTAATAGTACAGTCAAGTAATAATCTGGATACTACTCAAGTTCAACGCTGGGAAAACAATTCAACAGACCACTTAGCTTCTATCTATGCAGATGGAAAGTTTATAGTTTCAAACTATGTGAGTATAGGAGAGAACGTAAATAGTGACGCTGCTGCACTAAGCATAAATGAGAGAAGAATTGAAAACCTTGCAGAGCCAATAAATGGATTAGACGCGGTTAATAAAACATATATGGAAAGATTTATTACAACAACCATCGACGATGTTTTAACAGACTCGGATGAAAACTATCTTATTGACGCCCTAGAGTACTAAAATGCCCAGCTCACCGCCTTCATCACCCAGAGATATTATACTGCATCGTAGATCGCAGGTATTTGCAAAAAGGCCAAGGAATATAGATATTCAACTTGGAGAGATTGCTATAAATTATGATAAAGATGACACGTCTTTATACTTAAAAGATAATGAGAATAAGATAAGAAAAGTTGGTGGGATATTTTATTCTGATACAGCGCCAGACCCTACGCTATCAGTAGGAGGGTATCAAGACTTATCTCATGGCGAACTCTGGGTAGAAAGGGTTGATCCACCAAATTCCTCCAGCACTCAGGCTGAAGACGCGTTACTTCACGTATGGAATAAATACATAAACTCTGGGAGTGGCGGATGGGTTGAGATAGGAGAGTTTAAGTATGCTCTTGTTGAAAAATACTTAGACCAGTTCAAAGACGCAACTGACGGGTCTGACTACATTCACACGGACAGAAACCAATTAAAAATTAACAATAAGTCGGCGCTTAGAGGATACGCTACGAGTATTCCGAGTGAAGACGAGACAGATAGCACAAAAGCAAATACTCTTGTTATCAATGACGGTCATAACTTTGCAACTGGTGTTTTGCTTAATGCTAATAACTTTGTAATAGATTCATCTGATATAGACATAACTGCAGACAACATTGCTATAAATTCAGATACTTCCTACTCTTTTCAAACAGATGCTGTAGCAGGGTCATCTGAATCCGTTTTTACATATAATGACCATGGTCTTTTTAACGGAGAAGAAATTTTTGTTGAGCAATACCTTAACGACGGTGTTACTTTGGGAGGCGTACCTCAGGGTAATTACGTTATTGCAGAGGCGTCTCTAAATACATTCAAATTATACAACGGGACAAGTAACGTTCTTTCCACTGGAAATGTTAGAATAAAGTACTCTCCTAAGCTAATTTTAGATCAAAATTTTAATATAACTCAGTCAGGTAGTTTTATTGTAAAGGGCCTAGAGGATATACCTGATACTTCTCAAATAGAAGAAAATAGATGGGACATCTATAGAAATACCTTAAATGGAAATGTAAGAGTATATAGCCGAGCAGATAATAAAATTTCAGAAGTAGGATCATCTTCTGTTACTACTAATATAAAGAACGGCAGCGGCGGCACAATCCCCGCTCTTACTCCTGTGTACTTTATGGGATTTGATCCAATAAAGAAAATGGCGATTGTTGGGGTTGCAGAGGCGAGTACTTCATCTAAAATGAATGCTATTGGAATAACTAACGCAGAGATTTTAGCAGGGGGGTACGGGGTAGCAACAGTATTCGGAGAACTCTCAGAAACCGATACTTCTGGAATCGACGGGGAATTTACGGGTGCAGACGATTCCGGCCGGGTGCTATTTGTAAAAAACAACGGTGGGCTTACTTTTGCGCCAATTCAAGCCTCAGACGGGATTCGTCAGCCCATTGGCATTTTATTCAAAGAAGATGGAACAAACGGCCACATATTTGTAAACCATCCAGACATTAACAAAGAGGCCTTATTACAAGAAGGATATATCTGGGCCGGAGTGACAGGCGATAACGCTGTGGCCCATAGGCTAAATACTAATAATTTTAATAGATACATAGCTGATGACGGAGAACTTGAGATCAGGTTATCCGACGAAATAAAATTTGGTGCCTACGAGTTTTTATGGGACGAAGATTCTGAAAGCAAAATTCAGTCCAACGTTAGCACAACGACCCAGGCTGAAAATACGTTCCCCACCACTTTCACTGTTGTTGATACTTTCTCTACGACTTATAGATCTGCAAAATTCTTTGTACAAGTTTCTCACGAAGGATTTGGATTTACGTCTAATTATCAAATAACAGAGCTTTTGGCTATTCACGACGGAACAAATGTTGATATAATTGACTATGGCACAGCATCTTCTC